CAAATTTGTTTATTTTTTCTTTAAACCCGTTTTTTCCCTTTTTCCCTTTCTTTTTCCCTTTCTTTTTCCCTTTTTTACCCTTTTTCCCTTTACTATTCGATTCCGCTGGTGATGAATCGTCTTTGGTGTCTGTGTTATCCACTGCATCGGGATTGGAAGTATCCTCTTTTTTAGAAGAAGAAGACTTTTTCCCTTTATTACGAGCCCCTTCTTGAAAATTTTCGACAAAAACTTCATCTTTATAGGAAGACGGACTAGTGGACCCTTGTTCGGCTTGAACAGACGAATCGTCGTAAATGTTCTCTAGCGTTTCCATATTGGAATAATTGTTTGCATTTTTTCTTCGTTGTTTTATTTTATTAATATTTTCCTCTAATTTCAACACATCTTCATTTTCGGTTTCATCCGGAGTGTAAGGTTTTCTAAATGTATCTATATATGATTTGAATATATTCAGTAACCCATCCATTAAAAATAGTAATATAGTATAACTTATATTACTATTATACAAAATGAATTCAAAAATTACACAAATATTTGCGAGTCTATACCTACGTTCACTCCTCCATGCATTCACCCTCCTCATTCCTAACCTATTTCCTCTTCTTTTCCTTCATACAATGCAGTTACCTTGCATATAACATTCCACAATTTCCACCAACAAAAGAAAGAATATTATAGCGTTCTTCAAAGAGTGTTAAATTGAAATTGTATTCATATAAACGCCAATTGGATTTATTGACTCCAATGGCATTTCCGGCACCATCACATATAATATTGAATTGGGAATTTACAGTATCAAAAGAAGGAACATAGGTGGTAAGTTCTAATTCAATATTTTTGAATTTGCTCATATTGAGGGCACCCGAGGGTTGATATTTAAATGGACTTGTATTTAAACAGAAATTATAGCAATATAATCCCTCTTTTGCAAATCCGGGAGTTCGCACATATTTTTCTACATAATCGTATATTCCACGGGGGAGAACATTTTCGCGGTAATCGCCATTCAATAAGATTGCCATTGTTTCTAAAATGTCTTTTTGATTGTTAACAATAAAATCACCGGTAATAAAAATACCTGTATTATTACTACTGTTAGTACCATCTGGATTTGGATTAAAATATGGACCATAACTTTGGATTGCAAGACGAGGACTAGTTTTTGGAGCAGTCACAAGATTTCTTGGCAAATTACTATATGGCCAATTTGTATAATTGTTCCATTCATTACGCATATTTACATCATTGCGTTGTAAAAACCACATCCAACTCGATACCATTCCAGAAGAGGTCAAACTCAGTTTGCTTGAACCTATTATATTATAAAAATTGTATTCAAATACGTCTTTTACTAAATAGACTTGATCGTCACTCGCAAACAATTGGGCTTCTTCTTTGGAGAGGAAGCAATAGGTAGATATTAAATGCACGTCAGCATTCCATGTGGATATTTTATTTTCATATTTTTCGGGGTCAATTATATCCGATGGCGGTGTCTGTAAAAATCGATACATTTGGAATTGTTGTAAATTGAAATCGGGTTTTATGTATGGAAAAAAATTTTTACTGTCAAATACATCACGAATTTGAAATAAATCTTGTATAGGACGCAATGTTACACTAATTGTGAGTTCATTATATTGCAATGAAACAAGTGGAAACGCACATCGACTATCGAGTGTAAACCAAGTATTAATAGGTATATACAATTGTCTACCGCGAATAGAAGGTTCGGCACCATCAGTATTGGGTGTAAAATAGGCAGACGGGTATGCATTTATACGATTGTATGCATTTCCAGGATTGTGTAATTCAGGTATATTTCCAGTCATTTTGTTGAATAAATCTTTTTTGTCTCTTGTAAAATCGCGTTCTACCATTGCGCTCAAATATTGACCCGAATATTTTTGTATTACTTGTGAACCACATGTAATAGAGACTTCTTTAATGATTTGCGTTCCTAAATCGCGTATCCATCTGAATTCATATGGTGCCCATTTAAAACCAGTATGCGGAGTTTCTTTATTGAGAGGGTCCTCTGCAATCGGGTGATAGATGGGACTCCAAATATTGGGTAAGGTAATCGCCAAATAAGTATCCATCAACAATTCTGCATATCGTGGTATTTTAAAAGTAAAAACCGAGGGTTCTGTTAATCGCAAATCGCGAAGACCATCGAAATCGATTCTAAATTTTTGCAATCCAAAATTAGTATATTTAGAATAAACGGCTTTGAAAAATGTTTTTGTAGGATTCCCTGTTAATATTACATTGTTATTTCCAATTGCAACAATATTGAGTAATCCGCCTGCCATATTGATATATAGTGATATATATTGAAGAGGGTTTATTTATTTTTTATTATTTTATAGTTTTATGTTCTCCCTATACATTGTCCTAGTATATACATTATGTATTTTTCTCTTAATTTTCTTTATAATTACATTATATAATGCACATTGGTCGTAAATTATTAATTCTTGCAATTGTTTTATTATTTTCATATATTATTTATTCTTTATTACAAAAACGGAGGGAAATTCAATCCAATATACAAAATTATTATAAGGAAAAAGAAAAACAAAAACATCTAGAAGGCTTTGGAGAAAAAGATGATCCTAATTATGACGCCATTATGAAGGATATCAAAAATATTTCCACAAAAATTACATATCAAATAGATAATGACAATAAACCTATTGTTTATAAAAATTATAATACAACTAGCATAGTAGATAATAACACGACATTGAAAAATGTGTTTATGAAAGCCTCTTATAATTCCGCATTTACTGGAAATTATTTGAGTAGCGAAATGGTAAAATTCTGTTTGTCCCAGGGATGCCGGTTTTTAGATTTTGAAGTGGATATGTCAAATAATAAACCATACGTTTTTTGTAAAAATAGTGATGGAACAAATAAAACTAAATCGGGAAAACCAGAAGCAATTTCGTTATTGGAAGTATTAAAATGCACATTGGATGCGGCATTTAATGAAAATTCCGGAAGTACTTATCATATTACCAATATACATGATCCAGTGTTTATTCATATTCGATGTAATAATGCCAATTATAAACGTGTTTATGATGATGTATTGACAAAATTAATAAATGATACTTATTATAACAAATATTTGAACTATTCAAACATAGGTTTTCAAGTTGTAGACCCTGCTACTGATTATTTGAATACTTATAAAGATAAGGCCATTATTATAGTATGTGGTGATGATGATAATAAAAAAGTTGATAATGTTAATTCAGGATGCAATTACAAATATACAAAGAACTCTTCAAAAACATATACCAATATAACACCAAAGACCCCTGACCCTACCGCTCAATCTAAACTTGAAATTGTAGTATCCGATGAAACTGCATTGGATGAAATCAAACCCAATCCGGATGTATTTACAAGCATAAAGGATTATGGATACCAAGTCACATGCATATCTTATTCGAATTATTTGAAAGAAGCCTATTTAACACAAAATGAACGCAAATATGAAAACATGTTTATTGATTTCAATTATTCATACATCTTATTGTCCGAGTTAAAGACTTACATAACTAGTAATCCATTATATATAAAAGTATAAAATATATAACTATAATATAATAACATGAGTAGAAATTATAGTGTGGTTACAAATAAAAATGTTCATCGGAAATTCAAATCCGAATATTGCGACGAATCCATGACATTTCAAGACTGTGAACTTGCCATTTTGCGTCACGCGGTCGACGAAAGTGAAAAAATACAGGGACAGAAAATTGCAAATTCAGAGGATATAAAGAAAATGATACAAATTTTAGAAACATTTTTAATCGAAAAACGAACCATTTGTTATGGAGGAACGGCAATCAACAATATACTTCCGAAATTCGCTCAATTCTACAACAAAGACATTGAAGTGCCGGATTACGATTTTTTTTCAGCAGACGCCCTAGTTCATGCAAAAGAATTGGCGGATATATACTACAAAGCCGGATATATAGAAGTCGAAGCCAAGTCGGGAGTTCACCACGGAACCTATAAGGTATTTGTCAATTTCATTCCAATTGCGGATATTACGTATTTACATCCTGATATTTTCGACGCCTTACTCAAAGATTCGATTACTGTTGCCGGAATTAAATATGCGTCCCCCAATTTTTTACGTATGAGTATGTATTTAGAACTGTCGCGACCTGCCGGAGATGTTTCCCGTTGGGAAAAAGTATTGAAACGGCTTACCTTATTAAATAAATATCATCCATTGGATACTGACAATAAATGCAATCCTCTTGAATTTAAAAAGAAATTAAAATCCAACAGTTCTCGTAGTGAAGAATTATTTGTTACAGTCCGTGATTCTCTTATTGAACAAGGAGCGGTTTTCTTTGGTGCATATGCGACCAGTCTTTACACAAAATATATGACAAAAGACAAACAAGGACTTTTTAAGAAAGTGCCCGATTTTGATGTATTGTCGGAAGAACCGGAACGCTTTTCGTTAATTGTTCGCGAAAAATTGGAAGAAAAGGGATTTAAAGAAGTGCGCGAAATAAGACATCCCGAAATCGGGGAAATCATTTCGGAACGGATTGAGATTATGGTAGGTAAAGATTCGGTTGCAATGATATATTATCCTATGGGATGTCACAATTACAATATAGTAGAAATCGGAAATAGCGAAATTAAAGTGGCGACCATGGATACCATGTTGAGTTTTTATTTGGCATTTATTTATGCAAAGGAATATTTACCCCATAGAAATCGTATTCTTTGTATGGCAAAATTTTTGTTTGATGTGGAAAAACGCAATCGTCTTGAACAAAAAGGCATTTTAAAACGTTTTAGTTTGTCGTGTATTGGAGCGCAGCCAACCTTAGAAAATATTCGCGCAATGAAAGCGGAAAAATTCAAGGAATTGGCAAAAAAACGCAACAGCGAAGAATATCAATCGTGGTTTTTACGTTATAATCCACGCGATATTAATGAAGAAAAAAATAAATTAAAAGAACTCGACGAGGAATCTTCCTCATCTCATGAAAAGTCGCGTCCACTTTCTGCAAAAAAGAAGGCAGCAAAAAAACCACAAAAGGGAACAAAACGCAGGCGCAAACCTTCTTTCCTCAAACGGAATGGGTTAGGATTTTTGTATTAGGAAAATCCGTATTGAGGGCTTTGTTCAAGTAAAGGGTTTAAATAGCACTTATATAATTGGTAAATTTACAAATAAGATAAAATGAAATTCCAAACAAAATGGATTTCAATAAAACGCCATTGAAATTGAGATTGCCATCGCTATTGTACAAAGGTAAAAATTTCAAATATTTTACTAATAGAGTCTTTATAAAATTCATTTGAAAAATGAAAAATAAAACTGCCACAAAAACAGGAATTTGTATTTCTGTTAATACAAAATCGATTAATTTTGTGCGATGACGTTCTTCGCGATGTTTCTCGATTTTCTTTTTAGTTAATTTATCCTCTTTATCCACATAATCTTCTTCGTATTCCTCATATTCATCATCTTCATTAAATCTCACACTTTTTTTTCGGGGAATGTAATTGGGCTGGATTTCTTCATCTTGACTATATGAATAACTGTTGATTTTAATATCGCGTGAGGGAAGTCGTTGTTGTGGAATGTTTTGCAAACTCGATTGTTGATCGGGAGACAAATGATTGGGCATGGGAACACTCAATGCAGTGTAAGAGGGTTGTGGCAAGGGGGGTGCCCCTCCTCCTTGGCCATTCCCATACGGATTTGGATGTGAGTTTATAGGAGCATATGTATTTTGCATGGTGTGTTCATTCAGTGGCTGGGACGAACCAATAAAATTTTCGGGTAAATCGGGTAAATCGGAAATACGAGTAATACTAGAACTCATAATATTAGTTTATACGAAAATAATATTATGACAAAAGCGCAAAACATGATTTCATTATTTTCCGAAGAATTTCGTGTCTTTTATGATTTTCCCATTTTCATCAGTAGAAGATGCAAAATCAATAATTTTTTTGTTGGAATCGCATGGAGCGGGTTCGACATCATATTTGTAGCATTTTTCGCCATATTTGTACGTTTTGTCGGTAATATTATCAATGACTGGCCCATTAAACACAATACAGTTTTTATCAGTACATACTTTGCGAAATAATGTTGCTAAACCGACACCGAGTAAAATGGAAATGAATGCCACACCAATGGGTGTAGTCAATAGTCGTTTGAAATTCATATTATATTATAGTATATATATATTATGAATTGAAAAATATATATTTATGATTGTGCGGGTATTTTGAATATTTTGTTTTTGTCTTTTGGGCAACTTACTTCTTTTTGTTTAAAGTTAAAACAATTCGATGTTTTGTCTCTGTATTGCAATATGTCTACATTTTCCGGGGTGGGATATACATATATTTTACGCATGTCGGGCATCGTAACATATACTGCAAACAGTCCAATGGCTAAACTAATAAGAAACACTTTGACATTAATGTATTTGAATAATCCCATACTATAGAATTTTATTATATAAATAACACAGAAGAAATCAAATCTTTATTTTTTTGTCTTCTTGGGTTTTTTACTTTTCTTGGGGGTATTGGATTCTAGTATTTCGTCTTTTAAATTTAAATCAGCCATTAATTCTTCAATGGATTTTTCGTTTTCGGAAGAAGAAGGCATTTTATTGACATATGATTTTTCTTGTTTGTCATTGGGAATTGAAAATACATAATTCTTAGGAGATTCATTGGTTAGCGCAAGACACTGTTGTGATTGTTGTAATTGTTGTTGTGAACTTACAAGCGCAAGTAATTCTTTCTTCTTTTCGAGTTTCATTTTCATTTTTTCCATGTAACTCTGTTTTTTCATCATAGTATTCATTGCCCCTTTATTGAATTTTGCGTTTTTTCCTAATCCTCCCATATTTTTCATTAAATTCTTTATGATTTCATTAAAGTTACCGTCTTCCCCTCCCATTCCTTTCATTTTACCGAAAATGTCGGTGGCTTCTTTCATGATTTCTTCTTGGTTGAGTTCTCCACTTTTCATTTTTTTCTCTAATTTGCCTCCAATGTTCTTTACAAGATCAATCATTTTCTTGGGATTTTTTATTAATTTTTTGAAAATATCTTGCGTGGTTTTTACATCGGAATAATCTTCGCCTAAAATACCTGTCAAATCTTGTGTAATTTCTTCGGCCATTTCTTTTGCAATTTTGCCGATTTTACCGTCAAATAATCCTTTCAAATGGTCATTGAGTTCTTCGGGGTTGGGCATGTTTTTGCTCATGTTTTTAAAATCAAAGGTTTTCTTAAAAGAATCCATACCTGGAATGTTTTCAAACATCTTTTCGAAATCATCTTCTTGTGGTGGAGAATCCTCATTTGCATTTGCCTGGTCTTGTGAGTCATCCTTTTCGTCTAATTTGGATTGTAAGTTCTCAAAGAACTCGCCAATACTCACCATAGTTTCCTGTAATTTATTTTGTAATTCTTCGGCTTCAATTCCGTCAAACATTGCAGAGGTGTTACCAAATATGGACTTGTTTTTAATGGAATTGGTAATCGAAAACAATATAACTTGTAAATATTTCCACAGTGCATTTTGGGTAGTTTCACTCAAATCTTTGCAGTTGAAAAGCATTTTGAATTCCACATTGGGTAAAAATAGCGTATTATTATCATTGTCGGGTTTAAAAATATCTTCATTTTGGTATAATATATCGAAAAAACGTTCGGGGTATACTTTTAAAATATATTCAAAGAGTTCTTTGATGTCTTCTTCAGATACATATGGATCAGCCCATTTTTGCCACAAATACGAATATTCGGGAAACGTCAGACTTAAATCATTTGTAAAATCATAAATAATACTTTTGAAATTTTCGGGGATTTCAATAATGGTAGGTTCTTCTTCTTCTTGTTCTTGTTCTTCTTCTTCGTTATGTTCTCTAGGGTCTTTTTCCATTTTTATGTAATCGAATTATATATTTATATTATAATAACAACTAAATATATTTGTGTAAAATTAGAATAACCCAAAAAAACACTAAAAAATAAAATATATAAAAATGTTCTATTGTGAAATACTATAGTTTTAATAAACACTACTATGACATATTATGTTAGTTTCGAAAAAAAACAAAGTGCACGCACTGGCAATATATTGTTTCAATATTTAATGTGCAAATTGATTACACATTTGTATGGTCATAGTTATATTCCAATTGAAGAATTCAATGCATTGCAATTAGAAACTGTTGTGGTACATGAAAATAATGCGGAGGATGCAGTTGTACATAAAAATATAGAGAACATGGAATGTCAACATGTTCGGTGTGACGGATTTTTTCAGAAAAGTGAATATTATGTACCATATCGAAAAGAATTAATAGAGTTATTAATGGCTTCAAAAGAGGATTATTGGATAAGTTATGATGGAAGTATTCAAACGATTTGCGAATTTTTGAATCGTCCAGAGGGGTCACCCTCCCCATTTGTATGGAATGCAAATGATATATTTGTTTCGTTGCGATTGGACGATTTTATTCAATTGCCTCGAGAAAGAAGCGATATTATACCTCCTAGTTATTATTTGACTATTATTGAAAAAGAAATGACAAAACGCATGAATTCTGAAACAGACCAACCCCCCAAATTATATATTGTATGTGATAATCTTCGTCATAATTGGGAACATAAATATTTGGAATTTTTCAATAAATGGACTCCAGTGAAAATAACACAAAGTGTACTTGAAGATTGTCATGTATTGCGCGATTGTCCATTTCTCATACATAGCAATAGCACGTTATGTTGGTTTATGAGTTTTTTATCACAAACCCCTTCTAAAATGCGTTATATTCCAAAGACGGGATTTTATGGGGGTCAAAATCTCGATAAAATAGATACAAATGATAACGTCCAGAACATAACTACACTATCACATCATGAAGTGTATTCCATAAATATACAGAATTATGTAAGGCAATATATACATCCATTGTCTTATTGTATTCCAGATGAGTGTATTGTAGAGGATTCTGCTTTGGAAAATAAAGTGCATGAAATTGCTCCACTCATTCCCGGAGACAGATCGACTTATTGGTTTGGTGCAAATCAAGAAGAAGAATACAATGCCATGTATAGGAGTTCTCTTTTTGCACATACTATGAAAAAGGGGGGATGGGATTGTTTGCGACATTATGAAATTATGGCAAATGGATGTATACCATTATTCAAAGATTTGGAACATTGTCCTTCACATACATTGACCACTTTCCCTAAAGAACTTGTGTTAGAAGCCATTCGAGAATTGGCTCCATTGGATGCAGCCCCAAACAACTTGCATTGGTATAACAAAAAGAGTAAGTACATGGATTATGCAAAAAAAATGTTGCACCATTTGCGCGAAAACTGTTCTACTAGTGCAACAGTCCATACTTTTTTGTCTGTTTTGAATGTGGCTCCCAAAAATGTATTGTTGGTCATGGGGAACATTGGTGTGAATTACACTCGAGAAACATTTTGGATCGGAATGAAACGTTATATTCAATCTATTGGTGGTGTTGCAGTGGAATATCCCAAAATAGATTTTTTGTATAAGTCATACACTGGAAACAAAGCCCAATTGTATGGAAATGGATTTACATATTCGATGAGGTTGGATGATACTGAATCTCAATTTGGTCATGAGGAAATGGTAGAGAAATTGAAATCCCACTTCTTTGATATGATTATATATGGAAAAGTGGGACCCGATGAATTGCATGAAGGAAGTCATCCCAATATGCCTTTGTGGGAACATGTGTTTCCGCGGTATACTCGAGATGAAATTGTATTTTTATATGGAGGCGACGAATGTACAAACTTAACTTATGACAATCGCTATAAGCAACATATTATGTATCATTCGCAATACGGAAGTTGCTGGGTGCGTGAATTGGTGGTATAAACCAATGAAAAAAGAGTTTTCTGATTATAAGTTACAAAACAATGCATACAATACTACTACTATTATACTAGACTACACATATAACCACCATCCTCCACGGGGTCCATCTTCGCCTTCGCCTTCGCCTTCTTCTTCTGCTGCTTCTTGATTATCTTGCACAAATGCCTTCAATGTATCCATGTGGGCTGAGTTGTAGATCTTGACATTCACAATGTCTGCTCTGCAAATAGAACATTGAATGTCACTATTGCGACTTTTCAAATATCCTACAAAACATGTGACGCACAATGAATGATTGCATCCGAGCATTACACATGATGGTTTAATATGGTCATCATAGCAAACTGGACAAGTCTGTATGCTGGTTTCTTCTGGGGGTTCGGCTTTTTCCTGTTCAATAAGAAACGAAAATCTTTTAGTTACCTTGGGGTCGGGTTGTCTCATGCTATAATAGGGTCTCGAAAACCCGTATCCTTCAACTAAAGTAAATTGCACATTGTGACTCAGCGATACTTCATTCAAATAGCGCTGACGATCGTTGAGAATGAAATCCAAATACACCTCATAGGAATCATATTCGGACATTCCTTGTATGACAATTCGTCGCAAATATTCAATCCGCTCTTTGAAGCATTCCACACTATAAATTCCATTGTTTCGAACAAGTTCTTCTTCATTCATGTTATCGAATGCATCTGTTAAATATAGCCACTTTGCAATATGACGATATTTATCGCGGGTGAAATTCGCTCTTATTTCGGGTATTGTGTTGGTTTGCTCTAACAAATTGTTATACAATTCGGGGCTAATAGTATTGTGCCAAAACATACAAGCCACCTTGATTTTAGTTATAGTCAATAGCGTCACAGATGTTGAAAACTTTTGGTAGTTGCACTGGTTTACACATTCAATGGCTTCGTCGCGTAGTTTGGAAGTAATTTCTTGTATTTGGGGAGAATTGCAATAATTGATGGTATGAGAGCGGGAACGGCAAAATGAGCATGGCATTTTTGTGGGAGATTCTTTTAATTCACTTGGTGAATGCACTATGAAAGAATATTAAATAGAAAAAGTATTTCAATTTTTTCATTATAAAAAAGAATATAAATATTATTTTTATAATAATACAGTGGTTATGCTAACCTATTGTAATTATTTCGTTTATTTACTTACTACAAGCACTCGCCAACTATGGAATGATTTGAAAAAGCCCTTTACTATGAATTTGTTTTTGAAACCCCGTTATGATATTGAAGCGGCAAAGTATGTGGATATACATGAAACTGAATTTGTAAAAGAAGAATAAAGTATCAGGAAAAGACTATGCAAATATTAGTTCTATTTGGTTGGTATCAATTTCATTTATATTTTGGTTTTCTAATAACTTACTAATTTTGCTTGGGTGCATTTTTCGTTTTGCATATATTTCCAAAAATGCCCATTTCCATTTGTTATAATAATAAGAATTGCGAAACCGATTTATAACATTAATGGGTTCTATTTT